CTCCTACTGTGATTCCTGCCGCCTCAGCGATACCGTTGTTGTTTTCGTTGTACCAAACTACTTGCAATGCTCCCGGTAAAGAAGTGATTGCTTTTGCTGATGATCCGAATGCAGACGCCACACGTCTGTCGTAAGCAACTGCTACGCCGTACTGAGCAAGGATTGATTCAAGGTTAAGACCTTGATTTGAACAACAACCGGCTAACATTAACTGGTAGTAACGGAAAATGTCTGACCCGAAAATAGGCGCAGGAGTGTTGTAGTTGTTCTGACGACGAAGGAAGTCAAGTGTCGCCATTGCAGTAGGATCAATGTCACCTGAAGATCGAAGTGTTTTGATTTTGAAATAATCAACACCACCTACTGATTGCTTGTCGGCCGCAGCGACATCATCAGAAACGCCACCGATAAGGGCGATAGCCTGAGTTGTTACATAGGTAGCTGCTTTGGCTTCCAATGCTGCAACCATGCGCATCATCTTGCCTTTTACGATGTTGTTGTTGTCTTCGCATACGTAGCGAAAATCTGTGTCTGCGATCAACTCCTCTACTTCTAAATAGTCTTCCGGATCAATTTGGCAGGTCATGGCTAAATCGCCACGTTTTGTTTCTGCCGTACAAGTACGAGTACCCCCCGGCTGAGTCACCTCAGATTCAAGGATGCGCTGGTTGTAAAGAAGTTGAACTGTTTTAAGTTTGCCCTGACCGGGTGAAACTTTTTGCGAGTAACCTGTACGATTCAATGGTGAATTTAGGTACTCGAAGAATGGAGCAGAATCCCATAGGGTAGAGCTGCCGCCGGTGTTAAAATTATTGTCGAGGTAGTCCTGAATATTTGGACAACCAATCATGACTGTTGGAACTGACATAGTTTGTTAATTAAAGTTTAGCTGTCGATTCAGAAATGCTTAATCGACATGAAAGCAACTAAACCCCACTATGGAGGGGAATCCAACTTGGTTCAGGTTATGTGCTGACCTGCGGCAACTAGTTTGTTTAAATCTTAAATCCCCATCTAAGATTAAACGACTACACTTGTACCTGTGATACGTGGTGCAGCTTGTTGAGGCTGTCCCTGATTGGGAGCTACTACAACAGGCGTTACCACTTTCGTAGGTGTCGGTGTATTGTTCTTGGCGTGTGAATTAACCTCCCAAACTTTTTGGGCGACGCCTTCCATCTCAAGAACTTCCGGTAGCGATAAAAACTGCCCAGCTACCTTCGGGTTTGGTATTTGTTTTCCTGACTTATCGGTAACGATTAAGTTATCCGAGTCGTCAATATCTGTATTATACTTTTCGTTGAATACCATTTCAAAGCCTCGCTTCTCCAATTCACTTGCTCCGGCTTTCCATTTAATGGATTGCGCTTTTGTTTGAGTCAATATGAAATCTTTTTTGGTATTCTTTACTTTTGCTTCGTATTCGGCGAACTTTGCCTGTGCATCGCTGATAGCGGCCTCTCTTGCTGACTTTTCCTCGTTGTATTTATTTTTCCATTTGTCAAGGTCTGCCGAGAGGCTCTTTACTTTCTCATCGCTGCCGTCGCCACTTTTTAATTTCAATGTTTCAATTTCACCGATCCGGTTTGTTTCGACTGCCGACAGCGCATCTTCGATAATTTCTTCCAATTTCTTTGAGTCGTCGATGCTGAAATCAATTCCAAACTCTTTCATCTTTCTCTTTATCGCCGTCTTACTTCCTCCCGATAATCCCCCGGTGATTGCTGCCTTTGTTTTTTCATCGACAGGAGCACCTATGGGATTATACATTTTTCCAAATTCAGACACAAAGTCTTCCTCACTTTCAAATGTTTTACCCTCTAATTTGAGGGCTTTAAGTAGTTGTTCAGTTGTTAACATTTTTGGTTTTTTTAGTGGTTGTTTTTTTCAATTCATCAGCCTTCAGTTCATCTAACGGCTTAGGTTCTTCCTGTGGATAAAAACCAATAGACTTCAATGCTCTTTCACAATGAAAAGGCATGTATCGCACTTGGTTTGTCTTAGGATTGTAAAAGCGAATTGTGTTTTCAGTGTTCATTGAAGTAAAGATACATTTGTTAGTAAAAAACTTTGAAAACTATTTTTGTTTTTTATGTTTATTATATATATTTGCCTTATAAATCTCACTTAATACTATGGCAGAAAACAAAAGAGAATTTCCAAAACGAAAAGATATTAACTGTACATCGTTTAATTTTATTCTTTGCGGTGAGGTCTTCGATAAGGTTAAACAAAAACAAGACGATGAGGAACGGTTGATAGGAAAGCGACCGGGATATGTTGAAACAATCAAACGTATAATCTTAGGGAAATGATAACTAATTCTGACTTAATAGAACTTGGTTGGACTCAAGATAAATACGATAAAGAGGATTATACAAAAGGACACATAACAGCCTCTCTTCAAGAAGGTAAAATTATATTTGTTAGAGAGTGGGATAATTATCATGGAATTTCAGTGTCTATTAAAACAGTTTCAGAATTTCAACTTTTCATTTCGTATCTATCAAAGCGACCAATATGAAAAAAGCACCCCTTATCACCTCAATAAAAATAACAAAACCTATCCCTATCTTAATCATCGAGCATTCAGATACCGGTATGGATATTAAAAAGGGTTCACACATTTACTGCGGTATCTGCGGCGGCACTATCGGACGTGCTACGGATGAAATAGAACTACCTGTTTCACACGAAACATTCAGATCGAAACTGAATGCCGCTAAAATGACGCTATTTCAGAAAGGTGAAAATTCAGCGATCATGCACTCTTGCGGAAAATTACTATTTTTGGGAAAGCCTTGGGTGTTCATCAGCAAACAAGAATACGACAGGCAGATTGATAGTGTGGTTATAGATTACAACCCAAAATATTCCGCTTCAACAGGAGTAGGCGAATAGTTGCCGTTGGCTATGTTTCGTTCAATATCTTCTTTCGGTACATCAAAAACAGAAACCCCTGCAACAGTATGCATACAACCGTAACCACCTGCATAGTTGAAAATAGTTTTCTCGTTAGTTGCTCTATTCATTCCTGCCCAAGGATAACCGCATTCGCCTACATCTTCACCACTACCCCATGCTTCAATTTCTTTGTAGTGATAATATTTTCCGTGTCTTTCTTGACAAAAGCATCGTGTAGTGTCGATTTCACCACCTGCCCATAAGAACCAATCTAAATCTAATTCGTCAGCGATTGCGCTGTTATAGCCCCTGTCAGCGTTAGCAAACGAGTCATGGGCTAACTGCTTTGAGTATTTTAATATCGCCCCATCAGCATCTTCATTTCCTTCGACAAAGTTTCTGATGTATTGAATTGTTTCGGTAAATCCTGATCCGGTAGAAACGGCGGTTTGTAAGGTGGATTCTAATGGCGTTAGAAACCCTGATTTTACTGAGTCAGTTATCAACGCTTCTACAACTGACTTCTTAATATTGGCTACTTGCACGTCAGCAAGAACGGTTGAGAAATCTGAATTGAATGTCGATTTATAATAGGAATCGTTCAAAGATTTCTGAGCATCAAATTCGGCAACGAATGTTTTTATCTCTCTCGGGTAAGAGGTCGATAAAAGGAAGTCGTGAATCTCATTGGTTAGCTGGTCAATGATTCGGAAATTCTTTTTGCTCTTTACAATATTGCCATCCACAACCTCCAACTTACTTAACCGTTTGAATAAATCATCGAACACTTGACGCTGAATAGGATCAAGTTTGGATATAAATTCATCCGGTACTGTAAATATTCGTTTTAGCCGCTTATCCACCTATTGATAGAATATTGTCTTTAACTGATTGCTGAATGTTTTGAGATGGAGATACAATGGCATCCGTGAACGCTTTCGCTTTCTCGTGAAGCATTGAAACCTGATCTTTCAAATCCATTTCAAATAAGGAAGGGTTTTCGCTTCGCAGTTCATCAACAAATGTGATAGCCGAATCATGCAAAACGATTTCCCACCGTTCAACCAATCCTTTTGCGAGTTTCAATTCCGCTTCATCCGATGGCATTGTTAGTATTCTATCGGCTGAAACAATTAATCTGAATACGTCTGTTGTTTCCTGCTCGTAATAGTAAAGGGTGCGCAGGAATTTATGAAAGATGGTGTAAATAATAAACGGAGGAAGCCCCGATTTTTGTGCCGATGATAATTGCGTCAAATAATCCTGCTCTGTATTGTAGTCAAATGTATTCGGGTAAGTTACCGTAGGCTTTTCATATTTTTCTCCGTACCGCTGGAATCCAATTCGATCAATAGTGAACTCGAAAGATGAGAATAAATTATCTGAAATCGGTTTGATAAAAGCGTATTGCGCTTTTTGGTCCAACTGCTGACCGGTTGCCGTATTACTTGAATTGGCTTTGACCTCTGTTGTCGAAGTGTGCAAGTGCATGATTCTGCGACTTGCCTCTAAATCCTCCAATACTTTTACCTTTACAAAATTAAGAGCGTCAACGTCCGGAGAAACATAGTACATTGCTTTGTCGGCAAACGACTTGTCGCCCTGCCCGCTCCAATCTTCTTTACTTAACAGTAAGACTCCCATCGGTGAAACCCGGTCCTTAAGTCCTGAGCCATGACATGAAGGGCATTGCCTTCTTGTTTGATCCGGATAAGATATGTAACCGCTTTCGCAGTTTAGTATCTGACCTGTTTCGGTATCTTTATCTTGAAAGTCGCATGAGTTACCAACCATTACACGGTAAGGAAAACAACTATTTGCGATTGATACCTGAAGATATTGAGCGTTGACAAGAGCTAAGTCTAAGTTGTCACAGGCATATAAGAACTCAGGCATATACACAATATTACGCTCTATTAGCTGCGGTATCGCCTTTAATTCGGCAACAGGAATCACCCCTTCGTTATGAACAAAAAACTCCTCTATCTGAAATTGCCAGTCCGTCCATTTACCTACTTGTTTAATTTTATAAATCGTCTTCTCGTCATAAAACTCCATGACAAGCCCGATGTTCATTGGCTTATCGTAGTATATAACATTTGCCTTCTCATCTGTCAGTATCAGATATCCGACCTTTGGATTTCGGTATAATACCTGATCGCATCGGTAGTAATACGGTTGTGGCTCAGGGAGTACAGATGAGTCGGCAATAAAATTCCCGTCTTCATCTTCGATCCCTTCAATACTTTCAGGACGGACCGCAACTACTCCATTGGGATCTACATTGCGAAGGTGAGTGATGGCAGATTTCCAATAATTTTCAAGTGAACCGAATAGCTCAATCTTTTTCTCAAGATAATCCTGAAGCGTGTTTTCTTTAAAAGCAGCATCATCTTCCTTGTAGCTTATACTCCAATTCCCATCGCTCCATGCTCTTGAGATAGTAGAATGAAAATCGGTATAAACAGGCAACGTGTTTTGTTTGTAATTGCCTTTGATATAATCAAACTCTTTGTCTGTTTGATTTGGCGCACGTTGCAAGAATAAATTTGCCGGAAACCCACCCACTTCCGCATGAATACGTACTCTATCTCTGTAAGCACAGGCAATAGAATAGGTATCATGAAAGTCGATAACGCCTTTTATGACCGCTTTTTGATTCTCAACTTTTATGTTTTTCTTAATCTTAAGCGTAGTTTGTTCAACTATACTTTGTAGATCGCTTATTGGAATCATTTACTTATTTTTTTTAATTGTTTCAAATTTTTTGGCTTTCATTAAATCGAAGCCCTTGAATGAACAGCCCCGTTTTTTACAGGCACTATTACGAATGGTTTGTTTAAGTTTTCTTTTCATCTTATAAGAATGTTTCTCGCATATCCCGAAGTCCGACCTCTTTACATGGTACTCCGTACGCTACTTTAAATTTCCCTACATCTTTTGTTACCACCGAACCCGCACCGATTACCGTCTGCCTTCCGATTGTCTTCTTTTCAATGATACATGAACCAATACCGACAAACGAACCTCTTTCAACTCTTACGTTTCCGGCAAGTGAAACACCTGGGGCAATACTTACAAAGTCCTGAATGTGGTTATCATGGTCGATCTTTGCTGCGGTATTAATTACACAATGATTTCCGATTTCTGTTCCTGAATTAATTACCGTACCCGCAGCGATGAAATTTCCGTCGCCAATACTTACTTCATTTCCGATTATTGCGCTTGGATGAATGACATTGATGTATTTTAAACCCAAATCTATTAGCTTGTTATAAATACTAAACCGACCGTGATTACTGCCTACTGCTATAATGAATGAGTATTGAGTCAGATTCTTTACATCGACAACCTTTCCGATAACAGGAATATTCATTGTCATTTCCCCTTTTTGCCTAAAGTCATCAATGAGTCCAATAATATTATTTCCGACGCTTTTATTGATAGCATCAATAATAACTTTTGCGTGACCGCCTGAACCGATGACAATTATTTTCATTGAAATGCGGTATGTTTAGGTAATGATAAATCAGGATATGGAAGCTCGGTATCTTCCATGTCTATTGGTGTTCCGTCGATGTGATAGAACTGATGAATCAACTGACGACCAAGCAAAGCGACCGAAGGGTGCATATAACAGTTACGACCAACTACTGTAATCTCATCTACATGATACGAGCATTCGTTACGACCGCTGTTGCGCATTTTTTTCATCCACTCATACGCCTGTTTATTATCCAGTAGTACTGCGCCACCTTTACCGAGCTTCAAGTGTTTGTACTGCCCCGTAAACGATATACATTGCATCTGTCCCGCCTCATACATATTATGAGTGAAACGCAAAGCAGAATCCCAAATAGGAAACGGCTTAAGCTGATACATTCCTTTCAATGTCGGCTCTGAATCTTCAAATACTACTTTGCCTCCTGCTAATATGATTTCGCATGGAACGGACGGATAGGTATGTTTTCTGCAAATCACCTCTTTACCTTTGACGTTATGCCACATCAAACAAAGCCACAAACCGTTGCTCATATTATCAACGGCAACAGCAAACGGCGCACCTGTGTATTTGCATAGGTCCTGCTCAAACTCTTCTGTTACCTTATGGATTCCCTGTGCGCTCATGGATCTAAATGTTCGTTGTTAAACTGTTCAACAGGACGTGGTAATATTGCATATACTTTCAGCTTTGGAAATGTATTCACGGCAAGGTTTATATCCACATTTACATACGCCGACCTTTGCGTTTCAAGGATGGTAGGAATCGCTTTCTTTGCAACGATGTAGGCGTTGCCGCAAAGAGGGTAAGGAGCGTATGATTGTGGTCGCGTTGGATAGTGATACAGATTTCTTCCTACTCTAATTCCGCCCCTTCCTTTAGCGCAGCAAGAACCGACAAAGAGAAAATCAAAGTCATCCGGTATATCTTCCAATGCTTCTTCTACCATCTTTCTCCATCCCTCTTTAAATCTCGAGTCATCTTCTAAGAAAAGGAAGTGAGAATTTGGTAGATTGTTTTCTACGTTGTACACAATTTGCATTGACAGACAAAGCGCAGTATTGGCTACTCCAATCTGATGACCGCCTCCGGGGTTGTCGTATTCATACAAATGGGTTCCGACAATTCCAAAACCTTCTCCATATATCCCTGCAATCTTTATAATATCGGTAATACCTTGCTCGTTGAAATGTTTTTCCCCGTCAATAGCTCGTTGCCTCCATTTATCTGTGTCGGGTAAATAGAGCATTATAGGTTGTATGTCGTAACCTGCAATCTTCATTATAGTGGCTTAAGCGTTTGTTCTAATAGTTCATTTGATACGGTCACATACCGGCACTCAAAGTCATTGTAGCCAAAGGAAACTTTGAAACCGTTTTCAGTTTTTATCGTTCCCGAAGGGAATACGACATAAATTCTATTCGATAATCTTGGTACATTTTCACTCATTTGTTCGCCTGATATAATAGGCTTGTCTGTGATACGGGTAATGGTATAAGGAAATTTGCTTTCAAATTCATAGCAGCCCATGTGATACTGACGACATAAGCGACCGCGAACAGTTACGGGTGTTGATGAATGAAAGAATGAAAGGTATTTTTCGCCAACTCTTATTGGTGTTGAGCCGCCACGTAGTTCACCGTAGTTCCATTTGATAGGCTTGTCAGATTTTGAAACTGCCTTAAATTTACTTCCGTTCATTTCAAATATTTCATTATTCGAAATGTCATAAACACACATTAGCTTTTTACCTTCTTCAAAAAATGTCCAATTCTTTTCCGTTCTTGCCTCGTTTACTTTGTCGATGTAAAAACTTTCTTCTGCTCTTAATGTGTCAGGATTGATCTTGGCTTGTGCCATTTGATAACCGTCCGTATAGCTTAGATACAATTCGTCATTGAAAATAAAGAGCCTTGGATCTTCGACGTGATAGTTTTTATTGTACCCTTTCAGATCGCTATGTAGGTGAAGTAGTACATTGGTTTCTGCAATCGGCTGCAAGTCGTCATCGAGTAAACAGATACCAATCTTCATGTTCACGCAAAAGGGTTGCGCCTCCATGCGGTAAGCGAAATACTTGCGACCTTTAAACTCAATAAAAGAGCAGTTCAGCCAATTCGTAACTCTGAATTTATTTCCATTGGGCAAAGCGTACCCTTTGATTAACTTTCCGCTATCAATTTTGATAGTTGATGAAATCGGAATTAAACCCGGCTTAATACCCTCTACGGTTTGTCTTTGAACGGCTCTTGGTCGGCTTGTGGTCCGGTGAGAGGTTTGTAAGGAATGGGCGTTAGCATATTTGTCATTTCCAATATACAGCCATTTGTATTTATGAAACTTTAACCGGTCGTAATATTCTCTATAAATTACTTTAGTAAAATGATTATAACCAAGCATGGCAACAAGGGGAACGTCTTCAGAGAGCTTTGTAATTGACCTACCATCGTATTCATTCCCCAAGTGCATATACTTCTTTTCAGTCTGCCCTGTTATTCCAAGCTGCGCCATTGCGATGTTTAAGTACAATTCATCGGGCTGCCCCGTTCCGTCACCCCATGTATGTTTTAACCTTGCAATCGGTATCGGGTTAGATAGATTGTGCAGGGCACGAGTAAACAACTCTTTTGCCTGTGGCGACTTTTTAATGTATTGAAAGGATGAGTTGGTAATCGGCAGACTTGCCGATGAGTCAATTTTAAAATGGGAATAAATGTCTTCTGAATCTGCCCAATCATACGCTCCGTTAGCCGGTTCTTCTGATTGAGAAAATATTCTTTTTACATGAGTAAAATAATTTCCGTCCTCTTTTGTAAGCTCTGTAAATATCTTTTCGATGGACGAGATACACATACAATCTGCATCGAGTACAAGTGTTTCGTCGAACGGTAATTTGTCGTAAATAGAAAGTTTTACTTTTGCCGGATCGAGTTTTCCTGCCGTGTATTTGTCTGCATCATTCATAGGAATAAGCAGATCGAATACATCGGTATTGATTTGCTGAATCATGGCATCATGAAGTAGTGCCACTTTTATTTCAGGATTAAAATGTTTTATTGCCGCAGCAAGGTTATATGCAGCAAAGACATAACCACGTTTATGAAAAGCAGGAATTAAAACACCTTTAGAAAGCATCTGAAATAATTAAAGGCGAAGGCATTTTCAGCCCCCGCCTTTTGAGTTTTAACTTAATCGAAAATGTTTGCAGGGGTGTCAACGATATAAGGCTCGTTGATAGACTCCCAAGAGATTGTACCCTCGTAGCGCTGCTCTTCTTTGTTTGTACCTGGTAAGATACGACCACCTGTTACTGTTAACTGGTTGTCGATCCAAGTGCATTGAGCAAAACCGGCATCATTCGCACCACATTCATAGATAATTAAGCCGCCGAACTTGCGACCTTTGAACATGGTAGAATGGAATGCTGAATTTTCCTTTGATACGTTAGGATTGTAATAGGTACTCGTCCTTGTGTAAGTACTGACTTGGTCAGGACGACAAGGTACTTTTGATGCAATGATTTGAGGGGTTGGGGCTTCAATGGTAAAGGAAGCACCTGTGATCAGCGTTGCCTTTGCAGGTACAGCGTCAAGGTCTGCTTGAATTTGAGTGCCATTTGAAGCATCCGTTACAGTCGAGTTACATTCCAAAAATACCGCAGCGTTCGCTCCGCCCGGTACTGTGTAACCGCAGTTGTTTTCGGCATAAGTCCCTAATGAATCATCACAGTTATAATTAATGCAATTATTAATTGACATCGTTTAACTGAATAAGAATTGTTTTTTATGAGGCTAATGATGGCAGCCGTAAAATCCAACTTAAACAGTTATTCAAATGTTGCGAACTGTGAGAAACGCAAACTTTGGGGATTGGTACAAATATAAGAATTTTTGTAATAACAAAGAAATTTTACTTTTATTTGGTTAAATTTTATCAAAGACTTGCCTTGTATATACATTTGTATATACATTTAAAGAAAACAAATGAAAACACTACTTACATTCTTACTATTGCTTTCGATAGAGGGCTATGGGCAATCAAATTTCCTTTCCTGTGATTATACAGGGCAGCGACCTTCTTATTCTAAAACGATTAAAGAAGAAGTGAGTCAACAACTATTGACTGAACGAGCAAACGCTTTTGTCGTTAAGCATTTCCCGTCTTATACCAAGATGAGTGATAACACCTTTATTTCAAAAGGGTATTTTAATTCCTACTCAGGTAATAGCGAATGGGGCAAGGTCTGCTATTCTATGACAATTAGCTGCTTTAACGGTAAGTACACCTACTTAATTAATGGCTTTTACCATGAAGACAAGGGCTATACTTGGGAAATGACAAATGAAAATAGAGGGCGAAATCACCATTCAGCGAAAGAGTATGATTTGCTACGAAATCAAACAATTACCCATATCGAACTACTGGCAAATGCACTTTATTTTGAGATGCAAAACAAAGCTATCTCAGAGGATCATTAAGCATTCGTATTGAATCTTGTTCCGTTTACTTTCTGCACCTCAATAGTGGACTCGCCTACTGTTGCTGCTCCTTTAGCTCCGTAATTAGCAGTATATTCCTTTTCATCGGTCATATACTCAACACCGTCAATAGTGAACCTGTCACAGTTGATTATGTTAGCTATTGTATCGTGCATATTTTCATCGGCTGCATGAAAGGTCAAATCCCACGCCTTAGATACCTGTGCATAAATCTTTGACTTTTCCCCGTTACTATACAAACTATTCTCTGTCTTTATCGGAGAATGTGGATTAGTGAACGACAATCCTAATCTTGCTTTTAGCCAAAAATAATCTTCTACAAATAAGAACCCAAGCGACCGACCTCTTGACGGGCTACTCGATGTGTCTGTCAGATCGGCAAATCCCTCCACTAAACGAGTGCCTGTTGTATCTGTGGTTACTGTTAAGCAGTTAGACTTGAAATACCCGGATGTCCCGTTAGTAATTACCGCATACTCAACTTGAACGTATTCTGTAAAAGAAAAATTCCCCGATGAGGGGGAATTATCATCAATCCATACCCCCATGTCTAAATTAGATGGACTTAAGAAAGAAGCATCTACAACAACATAAAATGTGCTTAGTCCTGATATACATTGATTAATATTCTTTCTTAATAGTTCCTGTACATCACCGCCATCTGCGGCAAAAATAACAAGGTTATTAAGTAGGCTATCCCCACCTAAATTACACAAGTCAACTGTTATTTTAAGTAATAACTTCACACCCGTAGGAATCGCAAATGCTTGTGTTGCTTTAGCCCATACAGGGGAAGGAACACTATTGTCCTCATCAAATAAAAATACATTTCCGTATGGAGGCCCTAATGTAGCAATCGAGGCAGTTGGGCTGTTCGCCGTTACTGTCCAATCTGACGGGTTGGCAAAGTCGGGGGACGCGAATAGCGGGGTCATTCCACTTGCAAATGGGCATGGGTCAATAATCTCTACTGAATAACATCCATCAGTTAGTGATGATGTGGCGATACTAAACAGAATAAACTCATCGAATTGAGCTATATCAAGAGGCGAAACAATTACATCATCTGCGTCCAATAAATTAGCCGTTATCTCTGTTGAGTCTAACAATTTAAAAACTGATACACCACTAATTGAAGCATCACAATCCGAACTCCAAACAAAAGTAATATTATCGTTATCGGTTAGGTTGTAAAGATAAAATGTATATATCCCGTTCTCTGTAATCTGTACAGAATAAGAACCGCTTTGAGTGAAATAAATATCTAATGTCCCACCACTCATTCCTGTAACAGTAACATCTATTTTATAATAAGTGCCCAAGTCAATGTCTATAATAGATTGAGATAATTCTGCGCTTGTGCCAACAATATGATTAGCCTTGCCATCAGCAAAAACAATACTGCCGTCAACAACGGTCCAGCTACTTCCGTCCGTAAAGCCTCCGTTTGATACTAACGTACTGCCGCAGGGTTCTTGCTTCATTTCAAACATGATTCTTTCCGGTGGTGTGCCTTCATCACCGGCTTCTTTTCCATAAAGTACACAATAACTCACTCCGTCATCACATGTAAATGTTTGTTCGCTATCCGGTAATAAATTAACGGGTTGCCCCATGATAGGTATAAGTGCCATTAGTTCGTTTTTTCGTTTGATATTAATGTGAAATTGCAGTTATCTGCAAAGTGCTTGTATTTTATTTCTTCAATCCATCCGAAGTAAGTCTTTGAGTTAGCAACTCCGAATGAGAGCAATCCAAGCGGCTGACTCTTTAGCGTTCTAAATTCTTTAAAACTCATCGGGTATTCAAACTGATTTCTGATGACAGGAAAGTCGGTCGGGTCGTATGTCTGATAAACTCCTCCGCCATTTGAGGTAGCTACACATCCATAGGTTGCCTGTGGATAAATACGATAATTTACAAGGTCGCCATCAACTTTTAAATATAAGTAGCATCTATCTGTTGAATTAAGCACAGTACTTGCAGAGTCGGCTATTGTGATTATTTGCGAATACCCGGCGGTTGCAGGAAGTGATGTTGCCTGTGTAAAAATGGGTGTTTCTGATATTAATACATTCGACGAATCGGTACGCCTTAAAAATAATGTGGCGGTATTATTTATAACAGTAGAACCTGAAAAGTTTAGTAGTTCAAATTTTAATAGTCCATGAAATGTATATACTCCTGTTGCCGGGGCTTGATAATAAAATAATGTATTATTGTAATTTGCTGACGGGTCTGTTATTTCGTTATCGCACTTGATAAGTCTTTCCGGGTCTGTACCGTTATTATAGTAGAACGGAAAGGTCGGGTCTGTTGCTGTTGATATTGCACTAAATGTATCATCTGCCGCACTTAAATAAGCCGCTATACTTGCAGGTACATTGCCAAGGTGTCGTTGCGCTTTACTTGAATTATTATACGCCTCATTGTAGTAATAAGGTGGGGCTGTTGCTAACCAATTTGATTTTACTGCGTCACCCCAAATACTGCCGTAATTTAAAACGGTATTAATAAGTAAAATTGTCGAGTCGTATGATGTAGGGGCTGTTGTTGCTCCGTTCTCTACAAGGTCTTCGATGGTATTGGTATCAATTATCCAAGTATTTACCCAGTCCTCTTCCCTATCTGTATTGCAGTCATTAACTATCGTATAGTCTTCGCTGTTCATCCCTACAAAACGAATCTTTGCAGGAAAGGAAAGAAATGTTTCGTCTGTAATTATCTCAGAACCTACCTTTACTTTTGCAGGTAAATATTCAGATGCTGTTGTTCTTTTTATCTTGCCGACATTCGGCATCGCTTGTAGAATAGTATTCGGATATAGGTAATCATTATTCTCAATTCTAAGGTATGGTCTTGCGCCGTTATATCCGGCAACCAAACCAAGATTGTAAACCTTGTCTAATTCTTTTAGCACATCAGAAAATGATAGGTCCGGGAAATTCTCTTCAAACAATTCTTGAGTAACTCCTGTACCGATTGCGCCGCTGGTAAATCTTGGTATCAGTCCGCATGTAATCATAGCCCCCTCACCTTCGCCCCCGGTGTTAAAATAATCGGAAATGAAATCGACTTCACCGTCAGACATAAAGGCTACTAAGAACTTTAGAACATCATATACCCTAAATCCGGTATCTTGTCGTTCATATCCTGCTCCGGAAAGATGCGAGTAGTAAGTGCCGTTAGAACATTTAAAGAACGTGATCCGCCAATAATCAGCCTGTGGTATGGTTAGTCCTGACTTGCTCTTAGGGACATATATTTTAGCCGTTAGATTTCTGTTGTTTCTGATTTTGGCAAAGAAACAATTATCTGTCAACTGACATTTAGCTGAATAGCCTTCGATGCCTTCGGTAAATTCAATATCCTTAAAAAACAAGATGCCGTCAAAGATAGGGATATACTGCCCTGCCTCATCTTCGCGCAATACCTGTATCGGATATTGAAAACAGTAGCCGTTAGCATCATAGGCATCCTTTATCATTCTGTACCCGTCCTTGTAAAACGTCAAAGGCACTTCAACGATTTCAAATAACGCCTTTAGTTCCCGGTCAAGGCGAAGCGTGGTGGTGAAGTTCTCCCACCCTTCAGGGGTTTCCCGAATCTGTACTCCGTTGATTAACACTTTTACCATTTGCCGTAGTATTTAGGGATCTTTGAATAGACTGCCTCGCCGATCATTTCTGCAAGTTCTTTCGTGTTGTTGATCTCCATTCCTTTCTTTCTTAAGCGGTCCGCTTCATGGAATGTTAAACCGTTTTGAGTGGCAAACAAAGAGGTTGCGATATTTCCGGCAAAGTCTTTCTGTTTTTCTTTTTGTTGCTCTTCTTTATATTTCCGTAGCTGCGGCATCAGATAATTTTTTTCAATAAACTTCCTAAAATTATTGTTCTCGATGGCCTCGTATATCTCCCAATTCTTTTTATTGTTTTCAGCCGTTACCACCCGTTCGCCCTCATGAAGCATCGCAGGGACTGTATCTCTTCCTTTCGGATTCTGTCCCAACTCAACGTATTTTGTTCCTTTAAAGAATTTGGGGATTGGCGTAGCAATGACCGTAGCCAGTTGCAACGCACCGGCCACCCCGGCGGCAATGGCAAGAAATGGTGTAGCCAATAGCTTAGAAACCGCTACTGATGTATTAACGATAATATCAAAGATGGCCTTTAGCTTATCTTGCTCGGCTTGTTCACGTTTTAGCTTCCGAAGTTCTTTGTCCGCTTTTTTCTCAGCAGCTAATCGCTGATCAATTAACTCTTTTTTCTTTTGCTCATATACCCGATCAGAATAAGCCCCTCTTTCATTGGCTTTTTCAAGAGCATCTAACTGCTGGTCGAAGGCATCTAACTGGGCGTTCTTGCTATCCTCTATCTGCTGTAATTCAGCATCACGGGAGGCCGACAATAAATCGGCAAACGCAAGTACATCACCTTGTAGTGCCTGTAATGTTTGTAGCCTTAATTCTCGTTTAGCGTTCTCTTCTTCGGCTGTTATTTCAACTCTGTCTTTTGCGCCCTGTAAAGCCGCATCTGTAATGTCTGCTTCGTTAACAACAAAATCTTCACCGGCCTTAACTCTCTCCTGTTTTTGTTTATCAAGTGTGTCCTTGTTTATGGCTTCAAGGTCTTTGTTAAGCGATTCAAATGCCGACTTCTGAAAATTTCCGGCTTCGATGAATTTTGCGATACGTGCCTGTTTTTCTCTTTCGGCAGCATCTGAAATAGTGTCCAACGTATCTTTTAAGTCCTGCGAAAGATTGGCTTTGTTGATCTTGTCAATTTCCTTTTGCGTGTCTTCTGCCGACTTAACCTTCGCCCGTCTTATTAATTCATCGTAGGTAGCATTGATGCTTACTTGTGCTTTGAGAAATGCTTCTAAAACTTTGTTATCGCCATACGGATTATTATTAGCATCAAACTTTCCTCCTGCATCCGAAAAGGCTTGTTTTGCTTTTTCTAAAAATGTTTTCCGTTGAAGTTCTAACCTTTCAGCCTCTGTTGTCGCCGCCGATTCTAAAGACTTTTGCTCAAAGTCTTTTTGAATAGCTAGTAATGATTCATAGGCTTTCGATTGCTTGTCTGCAACATCCAATCCGATTTTTTTACGGGCTTCAAGTTCTTTTTGTATGGCCTCGACCGCATCGTTGAGGGTTTGCGAATTTGTTTTTTTACTGGCTTCTAAAATTATCGCTTTTCTCTTCTCAAGTTCTGCTGTGGTAAGATTGGTAAGCTCTTTTTCAGTTACAATAAATTCAAGATTCCTGTTTTTAGCCTCCTCTTTTAGTTTATTGAGTTGGTTTGATGTGTCTTTTGTTTTAAATTGTATCGACTCAAGGGCTTTTATTTTAGCCTGTAACTCCTCATTAGAAAGTCCGGTTATCTCAACTGAAATCTGTCTGTCCTTTAATTTATCGAGTTCGGCATTTAATTTCGAAACGTCAGCACCGCTGGATGACAACCGATCTATCTGCGATTGTAGAATATTTATTTGGGCCTTAACTACCGAGTTGCCAAATTTCTCAAGTTCCTCCCGTGTTAACTTTAGCTTCCCTTCGGTATCATCTAATCCATCGTTAAGCGGCTCAAGGCCGTTAAGTATGAACGACAATATCGTTGCGGATGCATCGGTGAAACCTGATATGAACTCTCCAACATTCTCTCTTAAATCATCGAATTGATTGGCCAACTTCTTTGCCGCCCCTGCCGATGTTTCGCCTATGACCTCGGCCTGACCTTCAAACTTCTTGGTTAACTGATCTGTGATATTGACAAGTTGTTCTGATGTATTTGCATTTTCAATTAGTGCAACTCCTTGTTTCTTTAATGCCCTTGCATTGCCTTCAAGACCTCCGATAACATTATTCAGCGCAGATGTTAAATTATCACCGGTTGCACTTGCATAGTCTGTGATTACCGGGATAAGTCGTTCTACCTGATCTGCTGTCAGTCCGTATTGCAGGGCAATCGTTTGCGCCTGTTGTATCTCGTTAGCCGAGAATATGGTAATTTTCTGAAGGTCTTCCGACTGATCAATAAGGCGATTAAAGTTTTCTTCAAGTCCGCCATTTACAGAAACCGCCGTTTGTAATTTACGTGCATTTAATTCCGCTTCCTGAAAAGCCTGTAATGATACTTTTGCAAACTCTAATACTTTATCAACTGCAAAGGCCGCACCGATTCCGGCAGCAATTTGCCCAAAAATATTGCTATACCCTTCTGCGGTACTCTTTGCGCTGTTTAAGGCATTAGAAAAAGAATTGGTTTTTTGAGACGCTCCATCGACCGACTTTCCAGCTTTATTAAAAGCATCCGATACAGTCTTACCCGTCTTCTTTGCCGAATCATCAACCTTTGTATTGGCGACATCTACCGCCTTTAACTTGGTTTGAAGCTGCGAGGTGTCGGCCTCGTATTGTACTAATATTTTTGCCATCGAAAGATAATTGTTAATTCCCCTTCGATGCTGCGGGATGGCAACTACTTACTACCTACAAAAATAGACAATTTTGTCAAATAATCCTCGGTGCTCATTCTTTTAATTTCAACCAATTCGGACGCTGATCCGCCCGATAGCATCATTAACTCTTCGGACCATTCCCTTTGGCAGCCTTTGATGTACTCTGAAAGGAATTGATTAGGGATATTTTCTCGAACAGCTCCTTTACCCTTGTCTTTGACTCGGCTAAGTATGTCGGCACGTCTTTGGCTGTAATCTTCAATAAATCGGTGAGTCCGCTCAATTCCGGCTGATGAAAAAAAAAGCACAATCCGTCTTTGTGTCCGTTGTCGTCGCTGAATGTCTTTACTTTTTGCTGCTGTATTTCAGCGTCAAAATTTACCGGACTCTCGTCTTCACGAACCCATTGAACGGCTAATATATTATAGAATAACTCGGTGTGAAACGTGAACTGTTTGCGCTTCTTACGCTCCATGATCAACGCCCCGATCCTTGCTGCCGCCCCCGACTTCGGATTTTGAATACCATCGTTCAACGCCCGTTCAATCGCATCGTCAATCATATCGTCCTCTTCTGCCGACAACCCTTTACTTAAGTATTGTCCATACATCTTAAGCTGTCCAAGCCGGTCAATGGGCAGCGACATTGATTTAGGGAAGCGGTAATATTTTCGGCCTTCTTTGTCGATATAATCGATCAACTCAAGGTTTGAGTGTGTGATGGGCTTTATAATGTGTTTTAGCCGTATCTGCTCTAATTCGTCTTTGTGTTTAATATAATAACTCTCCGGTGATGTGACTATTTCCATATTATCTGTTTAAAATCTTTACAACGATATGATTGAAGCCTACCAAGCAAATGGCATAGGCGAAGTAAATAAGTAGTGAGTAGTGGTTGATGTTGCCAGTTACAAGCATTGCCGTCCAATAGAAATAGAGTGAATGAAGCGAGGCCATGCAAGGAGGGCAGAGACAAATGGGCTTTGAATAGAACCACCCGATATTGATGACGCTCCATTGTTTAACTTTCCAAAATAATCCTTTTGAATCATTGTCTATTCCAAGATCGGGGTGACTTTCGTCGATAAATTCGGCGGCGAAAAGTTCGTATAAACCGAATATCCACAGGGAGTTAAATAAAAATAATACAACTAAATCGTTTATATTCATTTATTTTTACGTTTATTTAACTCATCCCTGTATATTGCCGCCTCTTCGTATCTCTCTAATTCAACAAGTGTATTGATTGACTTTTGCAACTGTGCATCGGAAAATATGGACAGATCATCGTACTTGCTTGTCGTATATTGTGAACATACGCCCATATTAGTCATATCGGAACACATGATTAAGCGGCCTCTAATGTGTATTCGTCAATTCCTACCCCGTTCCATAATTCAATAGGAACGATTACGCTGCTCTCGGTATCACCGTCAATAGTCAGGTCGTAACCTTCAACAGAAACGATATACGTTGAGTTAGGCAGTAGTTCGCTGTCATTAAGATCTACGACAACAAGACCGGTATTATCTGATGTGACCGAATAGTATATTACTCTATCGGTTGCTGTGTTTTGAAATCGCACTTGCACCGGAGTATTGTTTGCGCTGATATTGCCAAGCGTTAAAAGGCTAACGCAATTCGGTATTGCCTTGGCTTGTATTCTGTTTATGCAGGGAGTAATCATTGATGTATATTTTAGTGTATAAAAGTACTATTTTCTTTTCTTTCTATCATTCTCAATCCAAACTTTTTGGAAAGTATTTATTGAGTAGCGAACGGTGTCCATGTAGTCTGCTCTTTGGGATTTGTCGTTACGATTAGCCTTAATGATCGAACCTCTGTTATCACATTGAACCGCTCTCATATCCCAACAGCTTTCGGGACATAGTTTCGGGTTGATCTTAAAGTCGGGAAAGAATTGTAAGAAATGGTTTACATCGTTTCTGCTGGTCACGTGTCTTGGATTGGTAGGTACAACGATCTGAGATTTTTGTAGTCCTAAACCTAAACGTAGCGATTCAAAATTACTCCGTTGTTCTTCCATATTTATCTGTCCGTTGTTACCTGAACTATCGCCGGTCACCTGACACGCCGGAAGCCAGTAGGAATAACCGTCTTTGAGTAACTGACAAAGAGATGGTATCGTTCCGCCCGGTACATCTAACTCTTTTACAATGTAATGATGTTCACCTTTCACGTCCCTCCATATATGATGCAAGGTAACGGCAAACGGTATTAAGTTAAAGTCAACGGAAATGGTAAGCGGTTTAAGGCGGTCGAGTACTGCGGCCTCTGATTCATGTTTATTCTGATCGTAATGGATCGCAAACGGATTGTTCCCGGGTTCGGGTTTACCCCAAAGACCTAAAGCATAGACATTGTAGTAATACTTATTCGTTTCCCTCAAAGACTCATAATAAGCCGCCCGTTGAGGGGTACAGAAATGATTATCTAAATATGTGGTGTGTGTGGCTCTATATGTAATGTGGCTAATTTTTCCGGCTATATTGATTTCTTTGGTTCGCGTAAATGACAGGTCTGTAATTCCGGCAAAATAATCTGTGTAAAGCCAAAACTGTTCGTAATCTTCGGGGCATTCCGGGTTGAACGTAAAGTCGATCTTGGTACGTCCGTTGTTGGATCTGAGCGAAGTAATTAAGATCGTCCAATCTTCCTGACTCAGTTCATTGCCCTCTTCGATCCACGCGCCGGATGGGTTCTGAATAGACTTTATCTTGTGCGGATCATCGAAGCCTCTTGCCAAAAACTTATTGCCATTCACACAAGTGATTTCCAAAGGATGCGAAGTAAAGTTGAATAGATGTGAAATTCCCCAGTCATTTACAACATCTTTGATTAGCTGCCATTGACTATCTTTGATCGTATTGAATGTTTTACGAGCAAGAATATGACGGAAATAGTTTGACGTCAGGCACTTTATTACAAGTCTCTGAGCCGTGTCCCTTGACTTTCCGCTATCCCTTGAACCGTAGATGAAGTCAATATCAATGTCAGAATCATTATGTAAGTGCCGGTAAACCGGTAAAAACGCCTGTTCAGGTATTCTGATCTTTAGCATTGAATAATTCTACGGTGATGGTCTGAACAGAATCTAACTGACCTTTTACCTCAATAGCCTTTAATTGCGGCTCAAAGTATTTTGCCACCTCTTTATAGGCGTTAAATCTAAGAACCGGATCGAGTTTTGTGTCCTGAGACATTTCAAACATTGCAACGATGGGATGATAGCTCGGATCTCGTTTCAATATTTCTTCTCTAAATGCGGTGTTTACTTTGTTTGGAGTCCCCTTTACCTTACCGCCTGTTTTAGGCAACCCCTTCGGTCTTCCTGCCATATCTATGTAATTTCTAAACAGATATGCAAATATACAATTTTTTGTACAAATGTCTAAACTTCTTTAATATCAATCCCGTGGCAAGCTTTCATCAGTTTCCTTTTGAGAATATAAACCGGGTGCTTCCGGGTGATTGCGGACTTAACGTCTTCCACTATTTGAATGGCCTCAAGAGTCATTTTGTCGCCTGCCGTTAGATAACAATTCTTTAATTCAGTATAAACAAAATCCGCAATGTACCT